TTATATAAATCAAAATGCAGATGGCTCAGTTCTAGGAAAGACAGCCAGATTCGCACATCTTGCAATATATGATCATGATATTCCTGATGATGCTGTTAGACATTATAAGTATTTAACAACAAAGGTATCTGAGGCTTCATCCTTAGATACCGTATCTATTGCTTCAGAGGCATTTGCAGCCTTTGGGGTGGACAAAGTTATTGTTTCAACACAGTAATATGTCCAATACATAGCACATTTTTTGTGCAGACAAGAGAAAAATGGTATAATTTATAAATGAAGAAGATTAAAAGTAGCGTTGTAGAAAGCAAGTCAAAATACGGAATTTATGTTTGGCAGATGCCAGATGGTAGTGGGTAGGAGACGATCAAGGTCGTTATATGCTTATCCCAGCAGTTCGTGGTGACCAAGAAAAGATTAAACAAATTACAGATGCAGCAAGATCTTATGGAATTTCAGAAGGCCAAGCACTATTTGTAGCTGGCAGAAGAAAAGTTTCAGATGAAGAATATGCACAGCAAGAGGCAAGATTAAGAATGGGAATGACTCCAGACCCATTTGATATTGATGAGAGTATTGAACAATATAAGAGGTTAACAAATGGCAGCTGAATTTATTGAAGATGATGTAGAAGTCGTAGAGATTAAAGGCTCTGCTGACGTTTTTGGTGGTATTACTCCAGATGAGCATGGAGATCCATTTTCTAAGAGCCTAGATGAGATTAAAGGTCTTTCTGGGTTTAGTACAAACTTTAGAAAGAAGATGGCTAGAACTGATTTCTCTAAAGTATTTAGAGGCGTAAAGTCAGAGAGTACACAAATTGTAGAGCCATTTATGGTTACTGGATACAGCATTTTAGATGTTGTTCAACCACAGTATAACTTAAATTATTTAGCTTCAATATATGAAATTTCTGCACCACACTACTCAGCTGTTAATGCTAAGGTAGCAAATATTATTGGTCTTGGATATGACTTTGTTGAATCAGAGGTAACAAAGGAAAAGCTTGCGGATATTCAAGATGAAGTTCAATTAGAAAGAGCACGTAGAAAAGTAGAAAGAATTAAGCAGTCATTGCATGATTGGCTTGAGTCAACAAACGAAGAAGAAACATTTGTTGAGACTCTATCACGTGTTTGGAAAGATTATGAAACCACAGGTAACGGATACCTAGAAATTGGTCGTAAGAATACTGGAGAGATTGGCTATATTGGCCATGTTCCAGCAGCATCAATGCGTGTTCGTAGACTAAGAGATGGTTTTGTTCAAATTATTGGAAATCAGTCTGTATTCTTTAGAAACTTTGGAGATTCAGATAGATCAAATCCAATAACAGCAGATGTTCGTCCAAATGAAATTATTCATTTTAAGAATTATACTCCAACAAATGGATATTATGGAGTTCCAGATATTATTTCATCAAAGAATGCAATGGCTGGAAATGAATTTGCTGCTAGATTTAATTTAGACTATTTTGAGAATAAAGCCGTTCCTAGGTACATTATAACCGTCAAGGGTGCTCGTCTATCCAACGATGCTGAGAGAAAGCTCCTAGAGTTCTTCCAGACGGGTTTAAAGGGCAAGAATCACAGGTCCCTATACATCCCTCTACCAGCAGATAATAATGACTCTAAAGTTGAGTTTAAGATGGAGCCAGTAGAGGCTGGAGTTCAGGACTCTTCATTTAATAATTATAAGACTGCCAATAGAGATGAAATATTAATTTCTCATAGAGTGCCTATTAGCAAGATTGGAACACCAGCAGGAGTTTCATTAGCTAATGCAAGAGATGCTGACAAGACATTTAAAGAGCAGGTCTGCCGTCCATCTCAAAGAAATATTGAAAAGAAGCTAAATAAGATTATTGCAGAAAAAACAGATATGTTTGCTCTAAAATTTAATGAGCTTACTTTAACAGACGAAGACACTCAGTCAAAAATTGATGAAAGATATCTTCGTATGAAGGTGCTTGTGCCTAATGAAATTAGATCAAGAATGGGACTTCAGGGCATACCTGGAGGAGATGTTCCTGTACAATTAACAGGTCAACAGGCAGCTGATGCTACAGCAAATGCTACTGGAAATAGAAGCAGAGACCAACAAAGACAAGGAACTCAGCCAGATATTGCAGGGGAGGCAAGAAATCCTCAAGGAGCAGGACGTCAAATCTAGTAAACAGATATTTGCGTTTTAATCTACTAAGAGATATTATTTATACACCATGGAAATAAAAAAGGCAAACTGGACCACTAGCGGTAACAACCTAAAGATTAGTGTTCCCTTTTCAAAAGTAGATCAAGCAAAGAGAACCGTCTCTGGTTTTGCTACGCTTGATAACGTAGACACTCAAGGCGATATTGTTGAGGCGGAAGCAAGCATATCTGCATTCAAGCGTTTCAGAGGAAACGTAAGAGAAATGCATCAGCCACTTGCAGTAGGAAAAGTAGTTTCTTTTGAACCTAAAAGTTATTATGATCCCAAAGATGGAAAAGTTTATAACGGTGTTTATGTAAGCACTTATGTTTCTAAAGGTGCTCCAGATACTTGGGAAAAAGTATTAGATGGAACACTACAAGGATTTTCAATTGGTGGAGCAATCAATAAAACTGATGTCCAAGCAATTGATGGAATGGAAAGCCCAGTAAGAATTATTAAAGATTATGATCTTGTAGAATTATCATTAGTTGATAATCCAGCAAATCAGTTAGCAAATATTTTTTCTATTGAAAAATCAAATGGTCAATCTTTTATTAAAGGGCTTGCTGCGGAAATTACACCAGAAAATATTTTTTGGTGCCCTACAGATTCAATAGCAGTAACATCATCTGCTGAATCTTGTGATTGCGAATCCTGTAATTGCAAAATGGAAAACATTGGTTGGGTTGAAAGCAATGATGTTAATAAGGCTGAATCAATTAAAAATATTGTAGATCAATATTTAAATAAGAATTCTGAGATTGATGAAATCGCAGAAGAACGTCGGAATGCTAACGACGGCGTTTTAAAAAGTAACATGGCCAATGAAGGAGGTACTAACATGGCAGATGAAGCAGTTGTAGAAACAACAGAAACAACTGAGGCTGCACCAGCAGCAGAAGCTCCAGTAGCAGAAGCAGCAGAAGCAGTAGCTGAGACAGCAGCAGCTGTCGATGAAGCTCCAGAAGGCGCAGAAGCTGTTGTCGAAAAGGCAGCAGATATTCAAGAGGTCGCCGTTGAAGAGCTTGATTTTTCAAAGAAACTTGATGAATTGAAGGCGTTTTTCGCAGACAATTTTGCAAAGAATGCAGCAGATAATGCAGCAGCAACAGACGCAGTACGTAACAATTTAGAGGAAGTTGTTAAGTCTGCAGAAGCAAAGCTTGATGAGCTTGCAAAGAAGCACGAAGAGCTTTCTCTTACAGTAAAGTCTATTCAAGATAACTTTGCTAGTACAGAGAAAAGAATTGATGCAGTGGAATCAGAAACTGCAATCAAGAAGTCAGCAGATCTTGGCGGATCAGCTGATGAAACAGTAACAAAGAGCAAGTGGGGCGGCACATTCCTCGGTGTACGCGATATTCTCTAAAAATAAGGCAGGTGAAATAAATGAGTAATGAACTATTAAAGTCAGTAATTGCATCAACAACACTTGGCGATACTTCATATGACACAGCTCGTGGTGGCTTACTAAAGCCAGAGCAGTCAAACCGTTTTATCGACTATATGTTTGATGCTACTGTAATTACCAAGGTAGCAAGAACCATTCGTATGCGTTCTGATATCATGGAAATCGACAAGATTGGTGTAGGCGAAAGAATTCTTAAGGTTGCAACTGAAGCAACTGACGATTCAACCACAACTGGTGTATCTTTTGCTAAGATCTCTCTTGCAACAAAGAAGCTACGTCTTGACTGGGAACTTTCTTCCGAGTCACTAGAGGATGGCATTGAGGGTGCAGACCTAGAGGACCACATCGCAAGAATGATGGCAACTCAGGTTGGTAACGACGTTGAAGATCTCGTTCTTAACGGCGTTGGAACAGGCTCAGATGCTCTTCTTAAGGCATTCAAGGGTGTAACAACTCTTGCTAAGGAAAATGGTCACGTAGTTGACGCAGCAGGTGCTGGTATTTCAAAGTCAGTCTTCAACGACGCTTTGAAGAAGATGCCACGTCGCTATAAGCAACGTCGCAATCAGCTTCGCTTCCTATCAGGTTCAAACCTGGTTCAGGACTATCTATACAGCTTGACATCACTTCCAGGAACTCCAGAAGATATTGCTTCAGGAATCGTTCGTGGTGATGTTGTAGCAAACAATGGTGCTCCAGGAGGAGTAATTCCATTCGCATTCGGAATTCCAGTTATCGAAGTTCCTCTTCTAAATGAAGATCAGACAGGTAGCTATTCAGGTGCAGCAGGTTCACATGGTGATATCCATCTCACATTCCCAGACAACGTAATCGTTGGTGTGAAGCGTGATATTGTTGTTCACCGTGAATTCAAGCCTAAGAAGGATACAATCGAATATACATTGTTCCTTCGTGTAGGTACAGCAGTCGAAAACCCAGATGCATTCGTTGTCGTTAAGAACGTCAAGGTTGCAGCAGGTTACGATGCACGTTCTCTATCAGCAGTAACTGGTGGAGCATACACCAACCCAGCATCAATCTAATTTAGATTAAATAGGGTTTGAGGGGGATTTTCCTACATTGGAAAGTCCCCCTCTCTGTTATAGTCAGTAAAATGGTATAATTTATTAGAAGAACGGAGTAATAATGTCATTTGATACAATGAAATTAGCAGAATTAAAAAAGATTGCAGAAGATTTCGGTGTAGATATCTCATCTGCAAAGAACAAAGCGGACCATATAGCAATGCTCTTGGAAGAGGGCGTAACATATGAGCTAGTAAGCGGAAATAAGGTTGAAGTGCCAGAGCCTCCTGTTTTTGATGGTTCTCAGAAAATTGATGATGATGTTGAAAAGACATTTCTCAAGATGGAAAGAGAGAACAGAAGCTATAGCATTTATGGATATACTTTTACAAAGGAAGATCCATTCGTACCAATGCCTATGACATTGGCACAAAAGATTCTAGAGACAGAAAATGGATTTAGGATGGCTACATCTAGAGAAGTTAAGGAATACTACTCGTAAGGAGATAAAACATGGCAGAGTTGCATATTGGCTCTCAAGGAGTCATTAGGTTCACTACTTATTCGCAAGGTGAGTTTATAGACTCATCATCTATTACAGCGTCAGTAAAGCCAGGACCTACAGCACTCGTGCCAACTCCTACCAGCACAACACTAACTGTTGTGAATGATGAGGTTAATGAGGGAAGCTACTATGCATATGTGCCTATGTCGCTTACAGTAAATGGAGATGCAAAGTATCTTGATTTTACTGCATCCTATACAATTCCTGGAAATGCTACGCAATCACTAATTAATAGAAGATATTATTTAGTTAGACCATATGCAGCCATTGATGAGATTATCGAAGCTTGCTCATTTGGAATTGATAGATCAGACCCAAATCATAAGACATATGAAGAAGTAGCAGCAGCAGAAAGATATGCTAGATATAGAATTAATGCATATACTGGCCAAAGATTTGATGCTACTAACAAGACCATAGAAATTCTTGGCGATGGAACTGATACTATTTTAATGCCAGAAAGAATTGAGTTTGTTGATAAGGTAACTGTAGATGATGTCACAGTATTTAGCGATACAGTTTCTAATTATACATTTACAATCACGCCAACAAACCATGCAATTCGTGTAGATAAGCCAGCTGGCATCGATGCCTTTGAAACATATCCTTATCAAGAAGATATGGTTGAGCCTGCGTATTTTAAGAGAGGTAAGCGCTATGCGGTAACTGGAACCTTTGGTTATGCAAATATCCCTTCAGAAATTTATGAGGCAACAATTTTATTAGCAAATGATTTCTTCCATCAAGATACAGTTTGGAAGAATAAGTACATTAAGAGAATGCAGACAGGAGACTGGAATATTGAGCTATCTGGACAAGCATTTACTGGAACTGGTAACGCAACAGCAGACAGAATTCTTGAGCCATTTATAGCAAACCGAATGGTGGTTATTTAAAATGAAAGACATCATAGCTACAGCCATGAATATGAAAATGGATATCTATGATCTTGTAATAACCCAAGATGAGGTAACAAAATCCATTATCAAAAAGTATCTTTATATTAGAACAGAGAACTGTTTAGCAAGAGGATATATTTCTGATTCATCTAGATCACAAGGCAGTTCAGAAAAAGTCGGTGAGAGATATCAAAACCTTGATTTCCTTACTATTGAGACACAGTATAAGATGTCTAAGACTCAAAAGGTTACTAACATAAGAAACCAAAAAGACGAAGTAATCTGGTTTGAATTAATTAAGAATAATTATGATACTCCTACTGTATATGACGTAAAG